TTATCCGTGGCTGGAATGGTGATAGAAAAGAGGATAAAGCAGATAAGAGTGTTGGTAATCAGCTTGATCTTCTAGAAAAAGAGAACAAAGACTTACGTGAAGAGAATACTCGTTTACGTGATGATTGGAAGAAACTAGCTAAAGAAGAAGCTGCATTATCTGCTGAAATCCAATCTTTGAAATTACAAGTAAAAGAACAGAATGAACGTATCTCTAATCTATCAAGATTGATTGTACATCTTGTTAAGGTGCAAGGTAAAGATTTACCTCCAGAGGTAGTATTATCTATCATATCACCGATGAGTGAGAATGATTAATAAAGGAACTAAAAATGATTATTAGTGAAAACTGTGTAGAGCTTGTAAAAGCTTTTGAAGGATTCCGTGGGGAAGCTTACAAATGTCCTGCTGGTGTATGGACAATTGGATATGGACATACAGAAGACGTGCAGCCCGGAGATAAGATGACAGAGCATTGTGCTAAAGGGTTGCTACGAGAAGAATTGACAGCGTTTGCTGCTAAGGTAGATAAGCTAGTTAAGAAGCCTACACAAAATCAATTTGATGCCCTTGTAAGCTTCGCCTACAACGTTGGAACAGGTGCCCTTAGTGGTAGTACCCTGTTGAAGAAACATAACGCTGGAGAGTACCTAGAAGCTCAGGAACAGTTCCTTAAATGGGATAGGGCTGCGGGTAAAGTATTAGCAGGACTAACCAGACGCAGAGCACATGAAGCTGCTTTGTATGGTAAATAATCATGACACTAACCGAACGCTTCTCTGGCCTTATCCTAGATCGTAATACAGGGAGAGTGGTAGGAACTAAACTAGCATCCGTAACAGGGCATCTTTTGATGTCCCTGTTTTTTGCTTACCACAATTATAAACATGGATTCAATGGTGAACAATGGATGATTTATGGTTCTATTGTAGCAGGACATAAAACTGCTGAAAAACTAATTGGTTTGAAATGGGGTGGTTCTTCAGCTACGCCTAAGAACAAGGACTAAAAATGATCCCACTATTACTAGCAAAACTAGGTACAATTAATTGGTTGACTATTGCTAAAATTGGTGCTATAATTTCCCTTATGGGAGCAACAAGTTATATCACTTGGACTATCGCTCAACACGACATTGATAAAGAACGTTTAATGGTAGCTGAAGCACAGATTCAAGCAGAGCGACTAATGACTAAAAACTATCTAACAGATGTAGAGCACGCTAGAGAAATTGCTTATGGTGCTGCTATTGCTGATAGAAAGTTAGAAGCCAGAGTAAACGTTATTCTAAAGGAGCATTCCAATGCGCCATCTCTACCTACTAATTGTGTCATTGACACTAACGGGGTGCAGTCTCTTCATGACGCAAGAGAAGCAGCCATTACAGCAGCAAATAATTCAGCCACAAGCAAATCTGACAATTGATTGTATCATTCCTCCTGAGATTCCACAAGCAGGGAGTAGCTACAGAGACTTAGAGTCTTGGGGTATTAAGACATTAGAAATATGGGCTAAGTGTGCTAAGGATAAGAAAGCCTTAGTAGATAGCTGGCCTAAATAACCAAACATTAATTAAAAGGAAATAAAATGGCTTCAGCTAACTTTACAAATCTAACAGATCATCTTGCAAAAGCTGCTATCAACTTTTCATCGGATACATTCAAGGCAATTCTAGTAACTGCTGTTCCAAGTGAGAGCGACCTAGATACTTTTGTCAATCGCTCTAGTGTTACTACTGAGCATGCGGCTACAGGTGGCTATACTGCTGGCGGCTTTGCAGTAACAGCTTCAGTTGGTGCTGTAGATACTACTAATAATCGTGTTGCTGTCACTTATACTTGTGCTAGCCCCACTTATTCAAGTGCTACCCTTTCTGCTGTAGGTTGTATTATCTATAAATCAACAGGCTCTAGCGCAACTGATAAGCTATTACATTTCGTAGATTTTGGTGGCACTGTAACATCAACTGCGGGTAATTACACTGTAACATTCTCAACTCCGTTCTATATTAATCGCTAATTAGAACTTATGCAAGGACAAAATAATGTCTATTGATACTCTAGCATTAAATTCTGAATTGGTAAATGACCCAGCGGGGCTGGGTTATGCACAGTACATTCCAAATGGAGAAACTGGTAAGCTACAAGCTTTAATTAATAAACCTCAATTCCCTTCAGTCAAGACACACATGGTTACTGCTAGAGGAATTATGGCGGGATATGGTCTTGGCCCCAGCATTGGGGCTGGATTCCTAGATAAACTAAGCGCCATGTCTGCTTCTGTCCCAGCTATTAAATGGGCCATAAAATTTCTAGAGCTTGAAGCAGGTATTGATGTTGGTGAGGCAGCTACACAAGCCATGTTGGATAGTCTTGTTGGGGTAAACGGTATCACTCAAGCAGAAGTCAACGGCATTAAAGCTATGGCTGTCCAACAGGTTAGTAGAGCTGAAGTGCTAGGTGTAGCCTACATTGATGAACAAACAATTATAAAGGCATTATATGGCTAGTCTATCATACGGTACAGCAACTAATCTGACATCTACAGTAAATTCTCTAACCAGCGGATCAAGTGTATCTCTTGGTGTCATTGATAATACATCAGCTTTAGCTTTAGACTTTCTTGTAGAAGTATCTGGAACATCAGGTACTTCTGTCACTGGAAGTCGGACAGTAGATATCTTTGCTATCAGCAGTGTAGATGGAACAAACTTCTCAGACACTAACGTAAACAATATGCGTAAGATTGGCTACCTATTTTTCAGTACTAATAATCTTACAGTACGTAGTGCTAGTATGTCTATTGCTCAAGCATTTGGTGGAGTAGTACCGCCTAAAGTAACTATTTATGCAGTAAACAATTCTGGAGCTAATCTAGGTGCATCTGGGGGAGCTGGGCAATACCGTTCTGTAACGGTGGCTTAAATGTCCTTATCAATCCTACCTTTACAGGCGACAACTCAGCCCCAGCATTTAACAGGTATTGATTGGAATAATCCAATTACTAGGGGTCTGAAGCTTGTAATGAACCCTGCTGCTGGTGCAACGAATATTGTCACTGGCGAAGGAATGTCTTTTACAGGTACTGTTGATATAAATGCCAAAGGTGCTGGTAAGTCATTTGGTAATACCGGCTCAGTCTTTAATCACCTACAAGCTGCATGTAATTACGGCACAGATATAACAGTCTTTGCTTTAATGCAGAATAGTGCAAGTGGTTCAATACAACCTTTCTTTGACGATGATGACACAGGGGCATCTAACAGGTGTTTCCAGTTTAGACAAAACTCAAGTAACCAAATTGAGTTTATTCGTTTTAACAGTTCTAATAGCCCATTTACAGCAGTTAATACCAATACACTATCCGCTACACAACTAGATACTGGCTATAGTGCTGGCGGTATGTGTATTGGTGCTAGTGTTTACGCTTGGCAAGGTAAATTAAAGAGTGGAGCAGTCACATTAACAGGAAGTGCTCATACGTCTACGGCCCCAATCCGTCTATTCGCTGGTAAGTGGATCGGATCGCCAGGCCTAAACGGTATGATGCAGCTAGCATTGCTATGGGATCGTTGCCTTAGTGATGAAGAATATAAATCAATTGTAGATAACCCTTGGCAAATCTTTAGAAACCAAGGAATCCCGATTTGGATTACTGTTGTAGGTAGTACTACAAATGCTTCAGGAAATATTGCTACAAGTAGTTTATCTGCTCCAACAGGTAGTGCAACAGCTACAAGTGATGGCTCTGCTAATGGCAGCATTAATACTTCGCAGTTAGTCTCACCTACTGGAACAGCATCAACAACTACTGACGGAACAGCATCAGGCAGCCTATTAGCAACCTCTCTAAGCAACCCATCAGGTGCTGCTACAGGTGGTACTGCTGGTAGCGGTTCAGGCGGTATCTCTCAGATCAACATAGAAGCCCCTGTAGGGGCTTCTAGCGGCTATGCTAACATATCTTCCTCTGTAGCTACAGCAACGCTTTCTAGCCCCTCTGGAGCAGCTTCTGGAGGCATAGGCGCTACAGCTTCTGGTAGTTTTGTAAGCGTTACATTTAGTAGCCCTACAGCAGCAGCTTCAGGGATTGCTACAGCTTCTGGTAGTATCTTTACTACAACACTGTCAGCTCCACAAGGTAGTGCCTCTAGTGGTGTTAGTGCTACAGGTAGTGGGAGTATAGCTCAAACAACATTGAGCATATTATCAGGTGTTGGTAGTGGTGATGTCAATGTTTCTGGCGGTATTGCTGGTAGTGCCTTAGTAGGTGTGTCTGGTGCAGCTAACGCTGAAGCTAATGCTTTTGGTGGTGTGCCTAATGTTTCGTTGTCAATTGTCTCTGGAGGTGCTTCTAGTTTAGATTCAATTATAGCTTCTGGTAGCATCGCTAATACACAGCTTGTAGCTGTTACAGGGTATGTGTATGCAAGCAGTACCGTTACAAGCAATATAGACAGTATTGTATTCACAGCTCCTAATGGTAATGCTATCGGGACAGGTGGAGCAAGCTCTGTCAGGGTAATTAGTATTAAGCTACAAAAACAGAATAGAACAATTAATGTTTCTAAACAAGATAGAACCATTATTTTATAGAGAAAGGATAGAATGACAACTTTTCAAAATGTATGGCCGATTAATGAAAATAATGAAATCATTACAGATATCGGAACAGGTACTAGAACAATCGTAGGGCAAGTAGCACAAGACCTGATTCCTGTAACCTCTAACGGTGGTGTAGCTTTAGCCCCTCCTTTATATGCTCAATGGGGCACTATCTCCAAATCAGGAGCTTCTTCAACTATCACAGGGACAACTGCTGAAACTGCTGCTGCAACTATTCTTATTCCCGGTGGTTTGCTTAAAGAGAATAGTATCTTAAAAATTACTGCATGTATGCGTGTACAAACAGCAGCAGATGCTGGTAATAAATCTTATACAATGCGTTTCGGGGGTCTTGGTGGGTTTGCAGGCTCACAGCAATTCTTTGCAGCAGGCGTGACAACAACAGATACAACACTTTTTACAGGGCATATCTTCTGTAGGAATTCTAAAACTGCACAATTAGGCGGGTTACGTAATAGCTACGCAGGTATTGGGCACGCATCAGCAAGTGATTTGGTGGCAATGACTTATGATACTAACTCAAATACCTATATCTACATTTGCTGTGACCCCGGTAACGTAGGGGATGTTATGGTACTAGAAAGTTATATAGTAGAGGTTGTATTGTGAAAAAACGCAGCTACCTATCTGATGATACCAATGACCTTCCTAGAATTTATAATGGTACAAATTGGTATGTAGCGAACACTCCCTCTGAAATGCTTTATACAGCGTCACAAGTTCAGTCAGCTCTTCCGGCTGCTGTGACAGCAAACGCTGTAAATACCTCCACAGGTTATCTAGTTGGTTGCTATTATTATGGAGAGTGGAAAACACCCGGAAATAGTTGGAATACTGCCCCTTGGAGTAGAATCAACAATGGCTATGTAGAACGCTCTCCTTTACTTGGACAATTCTCAGATGATGATCAGTATGTGATTGATTCGGAGATTAAAGCTGCGTATGAATTTGGTATAGATTTCTTTGCTTTTGATTTTTATTATCAGAATAATGGTACACGATTTAATGAGCAAACTATACTTAATTTCAAATCTTCTCCAAATAAAAGCTTAATGAAGTTCTGCTTAAATGTTTGTAATCATTCTGACTGGCCTAATACTTTTGCAGTTTGGCAAGGGATGATAGATTATTGGATTACTACTTACTTTAGTGACCCACAATATTTAAAGATAAATGGTAAACCTGTTGTATTCATATTTGACCCTGATAACTTAGCTAAAAAGGGGCAAGCTATGGTTCCTGCTAAGTCCTCATTATCACTTCTAAATGAAGCAAAGAGTAGATGGATTGCAGCAGGTGGTACAGGTATTCATTTTGTAGGTTGTCAACAACCTCACGCTTACTGGATTGGGAATGGAAAATACTTAGAAGCTAATGGATATGAAGCAGTGTCTGGGTATAACTATCATTATAAGTATGATGGCAGTATAGGGTATAATTGGAATGGTACTTTTTATACTAAAGCAAAATCTTATAACGATAAAATGATTGGGTATAAGAATGCTTGGGAGTGGGTATGTAGGGATAGTGGTACAAACATACCTTACTATCTACCTATGACTGCTGGATGGGATGATAGGCCGTGGTGGCCTAGTGCTGATACAGACACACTAAATACCAAGAACTCTGTTTATTGGGACTGCGCCCCTACAAAAGAAGAATTCAAACAGCATGTACAGGAAGTTAAAACAACAATGGATGCCTATCCAACACAGACAAGCAAAATATGTATGATATATGCTTGGAATGAATATGGTGAAGGTGGTTATATTGCGCCTACAGCAAAGTATGACCAGTCTTTTCTTGAGTCAATTAAGGAAGTATTTGGTAAGTAGACAAAAGCCCCTATCCGTTACTGGAAGGGGCTTTCTCATTTCTACTATCTATGTATTATTTCTTTTTCTTAGCTACAGGAGCTTGTACAACAGGCTTGTTACGTTTATCCTCTTTCTGTTTAGGAGGACGTTTAGCCCGTTGTTCACTATAACGTTTACGAGCAGCATCTTTCTGCTCTTGTGTAATTTTATAAACGTCGGATTCTTTACGTGCTGCGTACACTTTAGTTGTCATTTAAACTCCTTTGTTGTTTGCAAAATAACTAGCTAATCTTACCATCGGACTATAATCGACATACATACCTTCGCCTCTGCGTTTAACAGTGTTAGGAAGAGTGTCTAACAGAGTATGCACTTCTTCGACTACATTTTTAGCATCTTGATAATAGCCAAAGTACAAGTCTTTTGTTTTAGTAACATCTGCAAGTTGCTTCTCTAGTGCAGTAATTTTCTCATTAGCTGCTTTAAGTTGTGTAGATAGTGCTGGGGCTTTAGCCATTACAGCCCCGCAATCTCAATAGCACCTTGAGTAGTGCGTTCTTCTTCATCTTTACTATCTTTGTAGAAGATAGCAAAGCCTTGCTTCAAGCTCTTAATATCTTCCTTCTGTTCTTTAGGATCAAGACCTAGACGATCAATTAGTGCTTCAAAGATTGCTTTGTGTTCTTCTTTAGCAGCATCAATCTTACGAGCAAACTCACAGTATTCTGTACGAGCTTCACGGATAAAGTCTTGTTGTTCTGGTGTATAAATTTTAGTCATTTTCTCTCCTTGTTAGCTGGAAGCTTTAGCAGCAATACCAGCTTGTTTAATTTCATCAATTGTACGCTTACATCCTGTACACGTATTTGTTTGTTTATCTAGCTTACATTGTGACACACATTTCTTAGTATGTCCATTATGTTGTGCTATCCGTTGCTTTACATCTTCTAACACGTTTTCTGAATAGTCATAACCAACAGGTTGTACAATCCCTTTAACCCTCATAGTTTCTACTCCATTCCAGTAAGGCCAGAGTAGATTAGCAGTGTATAGGTTAATTGGAGGAAGTGCAAGTAAAAACCATTCTGGACATTCATTCATAAACACTTCCTCCTTTGTTAGTTAGAACACAATTTCACAGGTTCCGCCACTACACGCTACAGCCCCTAGTGTATCTGCGTCAGTGTACCGTTTCTCATGTAGCTCTGTAGTCCAATCAATGTTTCGGATACCAGATGTAATCTTACTCCATTTATGAAGATTGTAAACATCTTTAAGCATATCAGCAGTAGTCTGGTAATTACTATCGAACCACTTACTACTAAATTTCTTAAAGCTTCTTACCCAATCTCGTTTCATGGCATTCTCATGTGTTTCCACACTCAAATCTTCCCCATAACCAAGTGCTGTACTACAAGCATTCCACAGGTTGTTATCGAAAGCATCAAGTCCACGAGTAATCATACCACTAGCAAACATACTAGACCAACTATATTTCTTAAGGATACCTTCAGCATCTGTTACTTCTGTAAAAGGTGCTTGTGGATACGCCTTGTCGCCAGTTGCTGCTAAGAAACTAATGCCACAGAACCATTGACGATTTGCATACACATATTCCGTGACAGCTTCCCAATCATCTACTGTGATAGTGTTACTCACATTATGCCGTAGTTTAGGGTCAGTACATAGATGTTCATTTGTACCATATTCAATCCAATTCTGTTGACATGCTTTAACATATTCCAGTTGTTTTACACCTAGCAAATCTTTCTTGTAAATACTACCTTCTGGCGTATTAACAGGGAAACAAATTACTAGGTCACTACCATTAGCACTCCATACACTTTTTTCTACCATCTCAGGAAAATAAGTCTCAAACAACTGAGCCACTTCACCCTCACGGTTCATTTGAACGTGTCGAATATACTTCTCAGAATGCTCCCCATGAATGCCAGAAGCTGTACCTAGAAGTACACTTGCATTCCCACTAGGCTTAACTGCTGTACAACGTGCTGATTGATTGATACCAATAATCTCAGCAACACGTTTGTTAGTTTGTTTCACAACCTCGGCACCATGTTTCATAACGTCTGGATTAAACAATACTTCTGGGTTATTCATCCAACCAGTGATGGAAACACCTAGTAATGCTTCGCGTTCAAAAATCTTCTTACTAGCTTCTGTCAAGAATGGAAAGTCTGTATATCCAGCTTGTAACGTACCAAGGATAGAGCCAGCTTTACATAGCTCATAAAACTCTTCTGGAGTGCTACACATACTACCATTCAATTCTACTAAATTACAACCTTGCCAACCACTTTCACCATCCTCAGTTACCGGAAGTTTGCCAATTTCAACACATGGATTATAGGTAAACTCTAGATTGTCAGTCCATATAAATCCAGGCTCGCCTGAGTGTTGTACACTCTTCATGATCTCTTGAAATTCATCAAAAGATGTTTCATTACGCAATAACATTGCGCTGTTGTTGCTACGACCTCGTTGAGGGTTACTGATAAACCAATCACCTGTCTTGGCCTTAATCATTTCAACATCATCTTTACTAAACAAACAAATGGTAGCTGATCTACGAACCATGTTTCCGTAAGTTTCCATACGGCATGGACTATCTCTTACCTCCAATATCTAGGAGGCGCGGATTTGTATGGGAGGTTATTGATTAGCCTTCTCACTCCCTAGTCTCTGAGCCTTACACTTACTTCTTGGCTTTCAGTGCAGTGGCAACGGATAGCCTTGAGTGTTTCCACTTTTAGATTCCCCGTTTTAACCCGCTTAGGTGGCATTCATAAACACCACCATTTGCTATACTGTTTAGTAAACTTCGTTAGTTTCCAACCATGTTTTAAATAGTTGTTTAATTTTTCGTTTCACATATTTATCAAAATCTTCTTTTTCAGACTCTGTTTTTTCTCTGGCACTCCAACCTTTTTGCCCCATTCTACACCAACGAGAAACTGTCTTCCTATCTTCGTTGTAGGCTGTTGCTGCAATTCCAGCAGAAGGAAATTCCTTACCATCTGGAGAGATAAACATATATTTACTGTATGTGCCAACAATACCCCCATACTCGGGAGACTCCATGAATTCTTTTGGATACATAGTACCTTCCTCAGTTCTGGTTGTAATCTGATCCAGCAAGCTTAGATACACTCTATACTTACGCTCAAGTACGATTGCACTTTTATCAGAGTAAACAAAATCACCAAAACGTTTTACATCCGCAATTTTAGAAAAAGACAGAACAAAACAATTCTCTAATCCTTTTGGCTTTATACTGGATGAAATATTAAGCTCATCCCTCAAAAACGTTTGCACCTTCTCAAGCAATTTAGTTGATGGGTGTGTAAAGTTTACCTTCGCAGAGATTCTATTTCTGTCAGTGCGCTGACTCCAACTAATCATCCCATCGGAATCAAGAAATCCAAGTAACCAATATTTCATATCCTGTTTCTTAATGTTATGAATAGACCGGTCAATCTTCTTGCACAAAATACCGTATTTGTTAAAATCTTCACTATAAGTTGTCGGAAAAGTTTTAACAAAAGAATCCTTGGTTGCAAATATCCCAAGCTTTTCGTTATTACCCCGTACGGTACGGATACCAGTGCTTAGTGGAAAATTTTCAACAATCCACAGATAAATTTCTTTATCCGCTGTAGTAAAACTAAGACGGTCAGTTCGTTTGAAATTGCCACCTTGGTAATTACCATCCCCAGCTAAATATCCAATAAGATACGCTACTTTTTTACTATCAATTTTATCTAACATACTCTTTCCCTTTCGATTTTCTGTTAGTTCAACAACATCTAAGTTGTTACTGTTTACCACCTGAAATCACAGCATCAGCCATGTGCATACAACAATCATATGCTTCAATAGATTTAAGATTACGTTTCTCATTAGCTACTTTGTTTAAAATAACTTCTACATGATCTAAAGCTTTTCGTAGAGGCTCTGGCCCCGGAGCTTTAAAACCACCACTAATCATAGCGCCTTTAGGGCGAATATTCTTTAGATCAATAAATACGGGGTGTTGTGCATACTCTGGATGTTTACCATTGCTTACAAAGAAACTACTAAACAGCACATCAAAAGCTTCTGCCCATCCTTCGATACTATCATCAGCTACAAATGTCTTAGCGGCCTTGTTACGTGGCTTTAAACTAGGGAGTTGTTCAATATGTTGTTTCTGAACACTAAACCCCGCACCACAGCCACTCAACAGTAATTCCATGTACTCGCCAAAGAAAGCTGGACGATTCAAATGACTAGATACACAGTTGTATAGCTTAAGATTGTTCTTTAATAGTTGTTCACCGCCAAATTGTAATGCGCGTTGAGCACCTAGCACAGCTTTTTTCTCATAGTGATTTTGACAGAAATCAATATCGTCTGAGAGCTGTTTAGTCATCTTATCTTTATATTTATGACGGTGCATATCCATAACACGTTGCACAGATTCTTTCCAAGTTTCATACCGACCTTCACTATCTAGCCATCGACTATAACTCTCATAAAACTTAGCATCTGCCATTAACTTACGACCATCTACACTACTCATTCATCACCTCGAACATTCTTACAAATTTCATCTAACTGTTTAATCAGTCTACTATCAGCTTCATATGTTTCCACAACAAGGTCATGGATAATCTCTGTATCAAGCATGGGGAAGCTACCCTGTGCTTCAGATAAATCTACGTTACGCCCTACAAGATTACATAGTTCTTTTGTAAGGCTAATGTCTGTGAATGATGTAATAGCAATACGTTCCATTACATCACATGCCTTATTATTTGCCCATTCACGATCTGAACGGATTGTACCATAATAACGATAACCAAGATGAATATCATTATCTAATGTACGGTGCTTCTGAGCCTTAATGTAGAAGCCCTTATTAACATCAATACCAAGCTCGTGTAACACAGGTTTTACAATTTCATCTTGATAACGAGGGAGAAGATGAATCTCATTAATCCCTTCATGACCAAGATAATTTAGACATTTAATTACATCCTTCATGCTGACAGCTTTAGCCATTAGACAAGCCCTCAAAGAAGGTTGCTGGAACTAAATCTACCAAAACAACAGGTTGAAAGTCAACTGGTTTCTTTGTCTTCATGTTACAGTATTTAATAACAAATCGCCCATAATCAGTATTACGTGTCACTGTCAATCCATTGTTCTCATACCAATTGTAATCTTGCGGAGGAATAACAGTAGGGAACTTTTCCATATTATTCTTGCATACCCGCATAAGAGCTTCTTCTACATTAAACCCCGCTACCTTTAGTTTCTGTAGAAATCCCATTGTCACTACAAACAAATCACAAGCACCATCTAGTAGTTCTTCTTCGTAATCTTGAAGGGATACCTGAGAGTCATCCTGATATGCCTTTTCCAGAGCTTCTAGGGACTCTTGGTACTCTTCCCAGATAAGGGATAGGGATAGGTCAACCCCATTCACCATATCGCCTTGTAGCTGCCCTGAAATGTCATTAAACTCATGTACACTATCAAAGGCTGCTGCGATTGCATTGGAATCAATTTTATTCATATATTCTCTCTTTCTTATTGTTGTTAGAAGCTGCTGTTATAATGAAGCTTAAAGCTTTCAAGCCATCGTAGTAACATTAGTTTATCTTTATAGCTTGTTACTACGCCGAATGTGATGTGTTCTTCATCACGTGTTTCTGTGTCTACAAGGTCAATACCAAATTTGGTAATGTACACTTCCATGAAATCACTGTAATCAATGATTGTGTTATTCAATTCTTTCAACGGGGTGAAAGCCACTTGCCCGTTAGGAAATAGGTGTAGAGCAATAGGGTGATTCCCTAGCTGCACTTGCCACATACTAATCATTTATTCTCCTTATATTTATCAGTAAGGTAATTCAAGCTTACAGGCATGGGTAGTGCAAACCCATTCCCAGACTCATGTAGCATCACTACTCCCCTAAAATGGTTATTACCCTGCCAACCCTTGAATCGTTCGTCAAATGGGTAACAATTATGGTGTACAAAGCCATCTACAATCATAGTTTTTTCATCAACTGCAATTCTTACAATATCCATCTCTCCGATTGGCTCAATACTAACCACAGTTGGATTTTCAGAACTTGTAGTTTTCAATGCTCCCAAGTGTTCTGGCAAAAACTTAGATAAAAGTCTAACAGGTCGAATAGAACCTAATAACTTTGCTATATTTTTTACCCCACCCTTTACTTTTACCTCACCAACATCGCGCTTACACGCAATTGAGTAGTTTGGCACTAAATCTAGCTCTTTAAGAGTTGCTTTGATTTTTTCTAAAACCAAACCTTCTTTCTGGTACACAGACATTTGAGCACAGATGGCATTTCCAGATTTTCTTGCGGAGTAAGAACCCTCCCCGTCATATATCCCTGATAGCCATCCTGCATTAAATGACGTGGCTGTATCCCATGTATCTAAAACTTTAGGTATTCTTGTACCTTTTCGCAACTGCCAAGTTTCTTTCCACAAATACATACTACCAGTTTTAACAAGCCATTTATGATCGTTTGTCACCTTAAAAACTGTGCCATCTGACAGAGTAACTTTAAAGACTACATCTTTCTCAATTTTATGTGCAAGTACTTTGCCAGTTTTAAATCTACGGTTAGTTTCCCCTTCAGGTGGGAATTCATCAATACTTACAATTGATTCACCAACCTTTACATCTCCTAGTGGAACATATCTAAGATCGCTTGTCAATACTTTGTGGTCTGGAGTTAGACAAGCCCCTACCACAACCCCTAGTTGATGTCCTCCGTCAATAGTAGGACGAATTGCAATATCCAGACACTGCTTATGACCTACAACAAAGCTCTTACCTACCGTTTTAAGTTGGTTCATAGCTGTGCCACCATAAGGTTTGCTAGAGAACGGATTAGCTAGATAATGCACAAAATATATGCCATTAATCTCTACAGGCTTAAGAAATGGATGCACAATCCATCCATATTTTTCAAGACATAGGAGTTCAGTTCCAACAAACCCAGCAAGCTCTGGAGTATCTTCTGCAAGTCGGTCATAGCGTGATTCATGATTTCCAGTACAAAAGTGTAATTCAGGTAAATATATCTTTTTCTTGTTTGCTTTCTGTTTGTCTTGTAACTTCTTTAATGGCATGAGAAGATTATCCATTCCCTTAACACCAGCTTCAATGTCAGCTTTAAGTCTACGTCCCTCAAAAGATTTCTTACCTTTATCATAACTACTCAGGCTAGGAAAATCAAAATGATCTCCAATATGTACAACAACATCAGGACGTTTATCTACAATATATTTACCAATAGCAGACATATAACTTAAATCTTCTTCTGGCTTACATTGTGTATCTCCTATGACAAGAATTCTTTTACCAGCCATATTTAGCTTTCAATTGTTCAAATCTTACACGATCTTGCTGCTTCATAGCTTCCCCTTCCAAATTTCTTCACCAATATTAAACTTACTCATTCTTCCCTCCTAACAAGCTTGCCCTATAAGCAGCTTTCCGTTGTTCAGCATTTTTGAAAGATGTAATTGTAACATCATCATATAAAGATTGCAAGCATTTCTTTTGTTCATTTACAGAAAGCTTACCAAACTCTATTACTTTCTTTTCTACAATAGCTTCTTCAAATGTAATGCCACGCTTGTCCGATAGGGTCTTGAGTCGATGTGCTTCCTTTGAAACTAGCTGTAGATCATCATCACATACTAGCACAATATTCTCAATGAAGGATTGAATATCTGTAATATCTCTAAGCCTGTTCTCTCCTTGTTTATGATCTACCTGAATATTAGATAGAACATGGTATTCACCTGTCAAAGCACATTGAGCACCCCACACTGTAGGCTTATTACCACGAGGATTTGGGTTAGGAATCTGTATACGATTCTTCTTAATAAACTCAAGCTTAATAGGGGATTTCTCCCATAGGCCTCTACGAATACCTCCACGTAACCAAGCCATGAAAGCAGCTTTAGTTTTCCATATTGAAGGGTAGGCTTCCCATGGGGATGCCTTATCAGGGGTTTTGCTCATCATTCCCTCCAATGTTCAGCATATTTAGCACGTCTTTAACTAAAATATATTCACCTGTATATTGTAACATTCTCGCGCAATCAAAATACATCTGCCAGATTTCTACAGCGTCTTTTGTATATTCCTTACCATCCCATGCTGTATATGTAACAGGCTCAGGATACCATTGTTTGTACTGGTTGTAAACAGCCTTATAAGCTGCTTTAAACGTCTTACAATCCTTCAATAATGTATAGCAACCCTTATCACCCCATTTAGCTCCAGCAAGCTCAGAGGGCTTATAATCATCTGTAGCATCCCCTAATACAGACTGAGCTAATAGCCAGATATGGCCTTGCCCCTTAACACCATCTTTAACGTTCCATGTCAGGCTACCAATACCAGCATCAATGTGAATAGGCTTCTCATGCTTGTCCCAATTGAATACCCATCCTTTACATTGCATAGCATCTTTGTCCACTGTAGATTGGATAATCTTCTTACCATATTTCCAGCCTTCAAAGGCTCTCATAGATAAGTAATCATCTGCCTCATAACCGTCCGTTACAACACAATCATGATGGTTAACAATATATTCCCTGACATCTCCAAGTAACAAAGGCTTTACAGTCCCCTTACGGTTACTCTTATATTTTGTTGGTAGAGGAATTTCGTCCCTAAAGTTATTCTTTCCAGACAGGGCTGTAAAATACTCATCAGCTTCACACTTCTCAGCAATACCATTAATCATTTTCTTGACAGTATGTAATACATTCTCAATAGGCTCTGGCCGTTGAATATCTTTAAACTCATACTCGTTGTGTTGATCTTTAGGGATTGTAGCTTTAAACTCTGTTCGATTCTTATATTCACCAACATATTTACCAGATGAATCGTATACGTCTACTGTACGTTTCTCTCCGGCAGCAGCCGCTTTGAAAGCTATCAAATCTCCATCAATAATTGTTTCTACTGTCATTTATTCTCCTTATTCCATAAACAGAAAAGCCCTGCTCCTTTCGGTAACAGGGCTTATTTCAACTAATTAAAATGGACTCACTGAATCTTCATCATCTTCAGCATCCTCTACAGGAGGCTTTGCTTTAGCTTTAGCAGTAGGCTTATCTTCCTGTTCAGCTTTCTTAGCACGAGCCTTTGTAGCGTTCTCATTCTCAGGCTCTGTACGTGTTTCTACGTCATCATCTCCAAACTCTGAGCCAGCAGCTTTACCACCTGACGAGATATATTCTTTAAAGTTTTTCTCATCAATACGGATATTCTGTAGCTGTGCAAATGTACCAAAACCATTCTCAGTGACACGGTAGCTTACATCTGCCACTGTACCATTACTGATTAGACGACTAACAGTGATGTCTGTACGTACCTTTACATCATCTTCAATTACAT